ACATCCTCACAGAATGCAATACGAGCTCACGGTACTTCCAAGTGTTGACTAGATACTCAATCACTTCAGGATCTTCAATTTCAAAGCCAAAGAGTAGCAACAAACTGACCGTGTATTCATTCTTTAAAATTGGAACCGTGTAAGTAACATCTACCCAATGCTCAAAACCTAAATTAGTCTGCTCTATGCTCGTAAGTTCAATATTTAAAATGTTCATGTTTTTCCTCCTACTTATCTATTCGTAGAAAAAAGAAAAAACAGTGAAAAAATCACTGTTTTTGTTTATATCCATATTCAATTTCAGCTTCTCTGCGTATCTTCGTAGCTTCTTCAAGAGATGAGGTGCTACCTAAATACTTCGGTCTCTTATCAACATTTATAAATACTTGATACCTATTTTTTCGTTTGTTGAAATAGACCCCTCGAACACCAGTGCTACTCCTAGCAGTTGGTTTCGTAGATTTTCGGCTTTCAGGATCTCGAATAGAGTCCATATACCCCTTAGACGCTCCACGTTTGCATCCACAAGAGGTCTGATGGTCGATAAGATTATTATTCAGAATCACGCTCTGACCACAATGCTTGCAGATGCAATTCCACCAGACTCGCCGATTCTTAGAATATGCTCTATCAATAATCTTGAAGTTATCCGTTTCGGTTCCTGATAGCTCTTTGAACCTCTCTTGCCTCTTATCATCGTTGAGGCATCCGCAAGATTTGGTTCGACCATTCTTTAAGTTTTGAGATTGAACATACACTCTATTACCACAAGAGCATTCGCACAACCATAAGACTCTCCCTGTATTGGATCTTGAGCCATCATCAGCAATAACAGACAAGCGACCATAAACGTCTCCTGTTAAATCATTCTTTTTCATTTTCTTCACTCGCCTTTAAAGCGTACGCTGCTTCAGTAAGTCTATGCCCTGTTGCTATCGTAAGGTTTTCAACACTTCGCTTTTTATTGATTAAATCCGAGATTGTAGGCTGAGCTACACCGCTAATTTTAGCGATTTGATAACCTGTTGCGTTCTTCAAAAGCCACTCGATTTGATTTGTATCTACTTTCATGTTATACTCTTTCTAAGCGGTCACTCTACCGCCTTATTTATCTTACAAACCCCCTCGTTTTTTTGAAGGGGGGTTATTTGCTTGTTAGATAATTTCTGCACGTTCAACGTGTTCAAATTTTACACCATCTTCTTGGTCATCTTTGATACCTGAGATAAGTTGATCTTCATAACCAAATCCGAAATAGAAATAGTAATAAGTTACTACTGCAAGTGCATCTTCGCGAGAAATGCTTTCAAGATATTCAGCAATAATTTTCAATCCGTCTCCGTAAAATTCAGATTTACGGTTTTTGTTTGCAATGCATTTTGCAAGTTCTTCTTCTGGGTCAAATTCAGTATAAGTGATTTCAAGCTGTTCAAGCAATTCTTTGAACTGTTCTTCAGTAACCTTATTTGCAAAGACTTGCCATACAAATTCGCCAGTATCTCCACCGTTTTCGTAAACTTCATTGTATTCATCTTTATAATTTTGTTCGATGAAATTATCCTCAACGAAATTCAATGTATCTTCAGAAACTAGGTTTGAAGCGATTGAGTAGAGTTCTTTAAACGTATCGCAAAGTTCATAGCTAGTATTTTCAATTTGAAGCTCACCGTTAGCGAATTGGTTTGTTTGGATGTAAAGTTTTTTCATTGTAAGTTCCTCCGTTTTGTTTTTATTTATCTTACAAGTATAGTATATAACATTTGTTATATATTGTCAACAAGAAACACAAAGAAATTTAAACTTTTTTTAATTCAGAAAGTACTTTCAGAGCAAACAAAAAACCGCAAGCTATTGCTTGCGGTTAAACAATTAGAACAATATTTTAGAAATTTTCCTTTCTATTTTTTGAAAAATTATTTTGTAGTGATGAGCCCATCTGGCTCAACTGTAAACTCTGGCTTGTCAGCCATTGTGCCGTCTGAATTGAGGTAGTACCAGCCTTTTTTATCAGCTGATTGGATAAAGGCATTTGATACCATCTCTCCTTTTTGGTAATCAAGATAATACCATTGTTCCTTGTACTTGATCCAACCAGCGGCCATCTTACCATCTTCTTTGAAGTAATACCACTTGTTACTGATAAGTACCCAACCAGTTGCCATAGCGCCGTTTGGTAACAAGTAATACCAGTAACCGTCCGAATGCTTGTGCCATGCGTTTGCTTTCATGTAGCCGTCACTATCGAAGTAATACCAGACATTATTGATCTTCTGCCATTTGTTCGTTGGATAGCTTCCATCTGCATTGACATACCACCAGCCAGTCGCATTTTTCTTCCATCCCTCTTGATTACCCTCATTATCAAGCATTTCTTGGACAGTTGAACCGAGCGACTGATAATGCTTGATTTTAGCAATCACATATTCACGCAAGCTGTCATTATAGCCACCGTGCAATTCAAGAGAGCGAGCAGGGCATGAGGTGCTTGAGAACTCATTGTGGAACTTGATATTTGAATAATTCGGAGTATCACCATAATAGGTCATATCTTCAGCCATTTGTCGCAACACCATATTTTCATTTTCAATGAACTCGGCATCTGTTGAGTTGTATTGCTGACATACTTCGTAGCTAAGAGAGTTCATATTCGCATCATAGTTCGCTGCAGACCAAGTGCCATTATATGTATCTTCGACACGAGCGATTGCATCACGAGTGATGTAGTAATGAGCGAAACCAAGCTCAGACTGACCGTTATCGTATCGCGATTGCAACCAGTTTACATAGCTTTCAGCGCTCATAGAACCTGCATCATTGTGCATGATGTAGTATTTTGGCTTTTCGGTAGGACGCGAGCCAGCGATACCGTTAAAAATTGTATTATTGATGATTTTGACCATCGTTTACTACTCCTTTCCATGAATCGTTCATCTGCTTCACTGCTGACTCGACGAAGGTATCAAGGTCACGGTCAGTCATGCTGATATTATATTTGCTAAGTTCAGCACGGATTTTAGCTCGTGCTTGCTCCAGCTTTTCTTCGCCCTTATAGCCAGTTTCGGCAGACACCTGCTCCACGGCATTGACAGCATTTTTGGCCAAAATTTCAACGATTTTGATGGTCTTTTCTCCGCCTTTTTGGACAAGGTAGTCCTTGACTGCTTTAACTGCCACGCCAGCCAAAATGACTAGGATGCTGACTGCTCCGTTGATTAAAATTTCATTAATTTGTTGCATGTGTTATTCTCCTTTTTCAATTTCGTCCATGCGGTCGTTCATGCGGACCATTTCTTTTTGAATGTCTCCGACCGTGTGAGTAATTGTGGTTAATTCTGTAGTGGTTTTTTCAAGATGAGTCATCAAACGCTCTTCTCGTCTGTTAGAGTCAGCTTTTGATTGCTCGTGCAGATCCATAATCTTCTTCTCTCGCTTGTCCGAAGTCTTAATAAGATATCGAATTATAATAAAGAAAAGCAAGATAAACAAAATCGCCCAAGCAACCTGGCTTTGAGCGATTTTTTCAGCTTCTTCAATCGGCATATAACCTCCTTTGTCTATACTTCTTTCAGATTAAATTTCAAACCTCGGAATTTACTAGCAACTCCAGGGCGATTCTTGGCTGTGATTCGATAAAATCCAACATCGAGCACAGCGCCGTCTGATAATGACTGTTCATTTGACGTCATAATCACGTTGTCTCCAAAATAGTGGACAATTGACGGACGTTCAATATAAACTGAAACCTCAAACATTGTCTTTGTTTGAGTAGAATTTAGTTGTCCTTCTAAATCGAAGCCGTCAGTTCTAGTAATCCACTTCAAATCTTTTTGTTCATCCGTCAAAAAATCTGAATAATTCAAATCAGATGCCACTTTGTTATTTTGATACCCAATTTTACTAACCCCTGAAACAAACACCGTTTGAGGAATCAACTGACTAGCTAAGAATTCTGCCCCTTTTTGATGACCAAGATCTCCAAAGTGGCACATGTCTGGAATTAAATCCTTGAGCTTGTATTCTGAATGGTTCAAAATATTACTTGTACCAGAGTTATAATCAATGAATGGTAATCCTAATTCTTCAGCTAAATCCTTCTTGATGTTGTCAGCAATCGCATTAATCTTCGAACCAAATCGTTTGTAATTCTCGAATTCAGCTTGAGTACTCATTAGTACAGGTTTAATGCCTTTTGCCAACAATCGATTAATAACATTGATATGATCGTCACGAAACGATTTAATCTTACTAACGTCGTACACCATGTCATTGATACCCATCGTAATAATTGCATAATCAATTGCTTCAGGTATCGGAGATAGAACAGCATCCAAATTTTGACGAAGCCAATTAATTGTTTTCCCAGAAAAACCTCGATTATAAACTTTATGATCGAAATTGTAACTACGTTGTTGATTAATAATATTATTGAGTATTCCAGAATATGTATTATTTCCGTCTTTTAGATTATTAATATTATCGTTATTGCTGATGTAATTTGAAGTCCTCCAACCATCCGTCGTGCTATCTCCCAACGTCACAATAACAGTTTTTTTAGTCTGAAGGTCGACAATCAATTCTTCTAATTGCCATGCATTATTTAATAACGATTTTGTAGTCTGAATAAAATTATTACTAGAATAATGCGTGAGTTCTTCAAGATATACTGATGCAATCAAAATATCTGTATTCTTACTTGTAAAGGTTGCTCCACTAGACATCACTGAACTCTTTACTAGCTTAAACTTATTTTCTATAGTATCTAAAATAAGATGATGCAAGAATCCACTACTAATTTGAAGATTTTCATGCTCTTTTATCGAGTAGTAACTTGTCCCTTTTGAAACAATAATCTCATTCTGTTCTCCAGAACCATTAAAGCTAAACGTTCTTGAATAATTGTCATAGATTATTTTGCCTTGTACGACCGAACCAATTAAGCTATCCTGCGTATATTCTGAGTAGCCAATTGTCTTAACGAACCTAGAATTGACTGGATAATGCAAGGTGCCCTTATACATAATAGCAAGTATGACTTGTGATGATGTGATGTTCTTAACGTTCGCTAAGGTCATCATAGATAATCCTTTATTTTGATAATCGTATACAACGTATTCTGATAAACCAGTTGGTTCATAGTTAATACTTAAATTTGTATCAGGGGCATAATTTTTATTCCCAAACGAAATCCATGTATCTTTTTTCACGGATACTGTTTTAGACTTGCGATCAATAGTTAATAATCCGTCGAATATGACACCGAACTGATTAGGAACGCCGTTAGTTGGCGATTGATATGAACCACCATCCGCCCATGAACTTCCGTCCCAGTAATTCCAGTGACCGTTGTCCGTTGTGATAAAAATACCTTTGTCGCCTGTTGGCTTTGCTGTACGTAAGGCTGAAATACTCGAATATGTTCCTTTAGGCGACCCGTCTAAAATATTATTAAGCATCGCTTTTATTTCAGCTTCGTCTGCTTTTGAATTGACAACACTATCAATCGTAGAGAGTCTTTCAGCTAGATGTTCAAATGGTCCTCTAGCCTTTGCTACTTCCATATTCGCATTACCGTCTTTGGATGCTGTTTCGTACGTGACTTCAAGTGCTTTCGCAATAGACTCACGAACATCAGCACCTCTTGTTTTCTTTCTAATACCTTCAACTAGAATGTTGATGTTCTTAGTGTTTGGCAGTGGTGTTGTGTCGTCGTATAAATTCAAACGTCCTGTTGCTTCTTCTGTTGTCATTAACTTCCTCCTAATTCATTTCTAATTTTGATGATTTCAGCTTCTAACGCTCTAATTCTTTCTGTATTTTCAGGCTTGTGTTCATTTCTCAAGCGCTCTAGTTCACTTGTTAGTGTCAAAAGTTTCTCACGCTTGCTCTTAATGTCTTGATTCGCTTTAGCACGTTCAATTGATTCAATTGCTTCTTGAGATTGGAGTTGGTAAGCAGATAGCGATTGAGACTTAGAACCAATAACCAAATCCACACTCTGAGGGTTCAGGATGTCAATCTTCTTTTCGATGATTTGTAACTTCTCTATTCCTGAGAGTGGAGCGTTCAAAATTGGATGGGTATTACCGATTTTAAATTTCACATATCTAGAGTCAATCAAATATCTCTCGACTGCTGCAACCGTCCACTTTGCAAGAGCGATTTTTTGATTTCTTAGGTACTGTAGTCCTCTACTTTTCAAGACGGACGGACTATCAATCTCTGTCCAGATAACAGGTTTTCGAATAATGCCAAACTTTGCTACAAGTTCAGCATCTTCAAGCCACATCTTGCCACCGTTCACTGACGAGATGTCAATCTGCTTTCTTGTTACATCAGATCCTTGCTCTTCTTTATCACTTGAAGAAGAGCCGTCTGAGTTCTTCTCATCTGCTCCAATCGGCATTATTTGAGTAGCAATGCCGTCAAATGAAACTTCACGAGATGCCGACTTAATATTTCGTCCTAATTGGATAGGCGATTCTTGACTCTTACCAATCGAAGAGGTCCAATCAAGGTAGAAGCCGTCATTCTCTCTTCGTAAAGTAAGATATCCACCAATATTAGCAACAATCCGCTCTCTGATTGTATCCCAGGTTGATTCATATCCAAGATAACGCCAAGGCTTGTCTGTCAAACTTTTGACAGTGACAGAACCAAGATAAATTCGCTTGTAATCTTCTACTTGTGCATTATGCTGATTCAAGATTTCTCTCAAGTATGCTTCAGCACCAGTGTTTTTCAACTTTTGGAAATGTTGTGTACTGTCATGCAAAAAGGATAGGAAATCTTCACAAACAACCTCTTGAACAAATCCTGTACTCGTCATCTTATTTGAAATGCTCAAAACCCTACCCTCGAATTCGACTTCCTCGTCATATAAATTCACGACCTGGACAATCGATTGAAAGGGGATGAGTTTTTGATACAAATCATTTTGCATCGGAATAACAAAAGTGAACTCATTAATTGCATTCTGCGCTTGCTTGATAGATCCTGAAAGGATTTTGTTGCCTTTACGAGAATACGGACTGTGAACGACCTTCTTTTTGGTAAAATCGGTATCCGATAACATTTCTCGAAAAGAGTTCCAAAAATATACTTCAAATCCACCATTCTTCATGCCATCACCTCTGCATTAAATCTTAATGATATCGAACCGTTTCCTTTTGCAGTAAAACGGTTCATACCTGGTTTCATAGATAAGACGAAATCTGTATTTTCGCCCTTCTTAAACTTGTATATTTTGCCTTTCTTGTCGATAAGGCTGATATCGTTGCTACAAATCACTGTTGGACTAACAGATGTATCTCCACCATTAATGAAGAAGATTTCATTTTGGCCATTAATCTGCCATTTCGTCCAATTTGAAAAATCATTCTCGAAGTCGAATGTATCCCAAACATCGTCGAAGTAATTGTCAACATGAAATGCGAATGGATAGCAAATGAAGACGATTGTAGCAATCAAATGCTTCTTTAAGGGAACATCTGTCACCTTAATGCTCTTGATCTTTCCAAGCCAATAATAACGCTTATCGTGAGTATCAAATAACTGACTTTCTGATTTAGTAGTCATGCTTGATTTTATAAACCGTTCAGCTACTTTTCTATCAGGATAGTCCTTGTTTGGTAACTTGAATTCATAAGTAATTTCTCGTCTATCAAAGAAGACTTCTCCGAGTACGTCAGAGAAGTCTAAAACACCTTGCAGATAAGGGATTTGCTCCACAATCTCCTTTTTGTCGGGAGTAGGGGCATCCCTACTTTGAAGATACCAACCGGCATCTTTGCTATTAAAATCACCGAACTGGATATATTCCTTAATTTGAGTAATCATAATCGATGCCGTCCTTTCAATGCCTGAATGTTTCCTACTGCTTCATCGTAAGCATATGCAGTACCGCCAATGAGCGCCCCAGTATCCAAGACCATTGTCTGTCCTTGTGCTACTTGCTCTCTCAATTCTGACAAGCTATCAATCACATCTGATAATAGACTGGTTGAATGAGCGATATAGGCTTCCTGTCTGCTAGATGTTTCATCAATAGGCGTTTTACCTCTCAATGTCTCAACCTTCAATTGGCTTGACATAGTAGCAGTCGCACCAGTCAAAAGATTCTTAGACCTTAAACTAAAATCATTCACATGATCACGGATAGCATCCAAGTGACCTGTAACCTTATCCATTGATGAATCAAGACCATCTGAAATTCCTAGACCGATTTGCCAGCCAATGCTTGAAGAGTCATCTGCAATCACATCCTGGATACTCTCTGCCATGGTTGAAATGTTATCCATGACATTTCTCCAGCCCGCTTGAATACCTTGATTTAAACCGGCCATAAGAGCCAAGCCGTTTTCGATAAGCAACTTTCTGTCGTATGAAACTGGTCCTTTATGGTCCTTAATCCATTGAGCCATATTTGAGACGCTAGATGTAATCTGAGACCACCCTGAATCAATACCAGATTTCAGACCAGCCATAAGAGCTGAACCATTTGAATACAAGTCAACTCCTGACGCAATGTTTCTCAAGTAGCTGTTAGCACTGTTCACGAAGCTTTGAGTAATCGTAATCATCTGCTGGCCAACAGATCTCCAAGAAGAAACCATCAAAGCTCCGTTAGATTGAATAGATGAAACTATCGAAGTCATACCATTATTAACAACAGTCCGCATTTGATTGATAGACTCTTGCATCGAAGTCATCATTTGAGTTCCAGCGTCTCTAATTGCTGCAGTTGATCCAGACATCGATGTAGATATACTAGAACCGAATGAACTGATATTGCTTACTACAACAGCAGTAATCGTTCCGAGACTCTGTAGAGCTGAATTAGCTTGCGACACTTGAGCATTGAACATCTCAAATCCAACGTTAATAGCTAATAGAGCTGAGCTGATAACAATAACACTAGATGCTAGAACTTGTGAATTAGTAGCAAAAGTCTGTAAAGAACTTCCAACAGTGCTTAACTGTGTAGGTAGGTTTGTCAAGCTTTCAGAAAGTTGGGTGAATGCTGTTGGTAGAGTTTGCAATGACATTGATGCCAATTGCGAGAATATCGCAATCAATTGCATTCCTTGGCCTGCTTGTTGCAACCCTGGGCCTGCTGAAGCAATGCCAGAATTGGCAATAGCTGTCAATCCTGTTGCCACTGTTGCCAATGTTCCGGCTAAATCTAGCAACCCTAATTCAGTGAGCATCGCAATTCCTTCAGCCATGTATTTTACTCCAAGGCCCGCATTTAAAGCAGCATTACCGATGCTGTCAAAGATTCCAGCTACACCGTCAAGCACATTACGAATGGCAGAGCCAAATGACTCAACTACACTACCAGCACTTTTCAAGATAGAGCTCACTTGTTCTCCAAACGTTTTCAAGAGGTTAGATAAGCTATCAATGATAGGGCTAATCTGAGAGAACATGCTACTAAATGAAGAAACAATATCTGCAATTGACGGAGCAATCGCAACTACCATTTCGGTTATAGCTGGAGCAAATGGAGCTATCGCTTCGACAATTTGAACGATAGCGTCAGCAATAATTTGAGCTACTGAAACGAACGCATCGCTTATTATCTCAACGATTGGAGTCACTGCTGTTGCAATTCCTGAAATAGCTTCGCCTAAAGCTGTGATAAACGGAGCCGCCGCTCCCATAGCTTCACCAAATGCAACGACAAGAGGAGAGAGTTGAGCTAAGGCGCTTGTTACATTTGGAAGAACTCCTGAAACTGTAACAATAGCCTGGGCAAATGTGCTGATGATTGCAGTAGCAACAGTAGCAAATGCCTGCCCAACTGCGTTAATGATTGTAGCCACTCCTTCACCTTGACTAGCAATGAGACTTAAGCCTGCCGCAATAATAGCCACTCCGGCACCGATTCCGACTGCTGCAATACCAATCGCTCCGCCAAGAGCAAGGATATTCCCAATCCCAGCCGTTCTCAAGGCCAATCCAAATGCTCGGATGACCGGAGCCAATCCAGAAAGAGCAATTTTGATACCTTCACCAATTCCTGTCGCAGCCGTCTTGATTGCTGTTCCTGTTGTTTTGATTAGAGTTGAAATCGATTTGAAAATTTGAGCGATTGCACTTTTTGAGTTCGTTACACTTCCTACAGCTTCGTCAGCACTTTCTTTAGCACCCTTCGAAAACCATTTGAACGGATTGAAACTCTTTAAGAAATTAAATGCCTTGAATGCAATCAAAGCACCGCCAATCCCTGTAATTAAGCCTCTCCAAACATCTCCGCTGATTGACTGTGACAGTTTTGAGATCCAGCTTACAATCATTGAAATAGCATTTACAACGTGGCCAGCCGCAGCTCCTACAATATCCCACGGGATAGCATCACCTAACTTCTCAGCAAGGTCTAAAGCCGCATCCGTCAAGTCTTTAAAGGCTTGATAGGCGTTCTTGATTGCTCCTGTTTCAGAAAATGCTTCTAGTGCAAACTGAATGGCCATTGCTAGGTTCTGAATAACCACGTTTACAAACTCAACGACATTACTGAAACCTTTCATGACGTTTTCAAAACCATTGGCCTCGCTCGTCAATTCATCAAAGAGAGATTGAACTGTAACAACTACATCTCTAAATGTATCCTTGATTGTGTCAAAAATGCTTTCATCGACTCCAAGACCAGTGAATAATGTTCTAAAACCTTCCTCAACTTTCGGCCCTGCTTCAGCCATTGCTACTTCAATAGCTTGAGGGAGCTGACGCATGATATTTCCAACCATTGGCACGAAATTGCCAAGAAGAAAAGTAGAGGTACTAGATATTAGGGTCTTTAAAGCGGGTCCGACATCCTCACCAAGCGAAAGATTGGCTAAAAAGTTGGATGCTGATGCCTTCATTGCAGCAAATGAACCACTGAAAGTAGTTTCAGCCTCTTTCGCAGCAACTCCAGCCACTCCCAAGTCTTTTTGGACAAGATCGATAGCCTCTACAATATCTGCAAAGTTATTGATGTTGAACTTCTTGCCCATTGCACCTTCAAGCTTGCTAGCATCATTGAGAAGCCGTTGCATTTCTTGTTGAGTACCACCATACCCTAACTTGAGGTTGTCCAGCATGGTATAGTTACCCTTGGCAAATCCTTGATAAGCCATTTGGATTGAACCGATGTCAGTACCCATTTTAGCCGAGTTATCAGCCATAGCCATGATTGCCTTGTTCGCTGACTCAGCAGCTTTCACGGCATCACCACCAAGCGCCTTTTTTAAGCTGGCACCAAAAGAAACTGCCTGCTCTGCGTATGTATTAGCAGAGATACCAGCCGAAGCCGCAGCAGTAGCATATTGTTTCATGGTATCTTCCGCTCCCTGGTAGAGCGTATCAATGCCACCAAATGATTGCTGGAGCTTGGCTCCTTCGTCCAAAGCTGTGGAAAATACACCTTTAACAGCACTACCCAAGGACTGAATCCCTGAAATCAGCGCACCACTAACGATGTTAGCGCCAAGGACTGACTTAAAGACCGAACCTAATTGTGCGCCGCTTTCGGATAATCCTCCAACCATGCCTTTTAACCGTGCGACTCCTGACTGAGCCTTGTCGCCATTCATATCAACTTGAATGACGACCTTTCCATCTGCCATCTTACTACCTCCTTCCTAATCCATTTCGTAGTAATAATCTTCGTCTTCTTCATCATCGTAATTTTCAGAATCAGGCAACGCATACTCTTTCTTTAACTTCATCATTTCATTGATGTAAGCTTGAGAGTCGCCCTTTCTTGGCTTGTACTTCCTGATTTTGATGACTTCAACGAATTTAGTACCTTCTGGCAATCCTGATAACAGGGCATTAAACTTTTTCCAGTGTAATTTTCCTCTTTCTTCAAGCAAATCAATGCCATATGCTTGCATGAAGCTAGCATAAATGTAATCACCATCTAACGAAATATCGTATACAGGTGCTTCATTTCTCTGGACAGAAGGTTCTTTTTTCATCACGTTCCCAGCCAAGTCGTACTCAACCGATACATCTTTCAGTGATTTTAGCTGGATGTGTTCCTCGAAAACCTGTTGGAAGATATCCATAGCATCTTCAATCGATAACGACCCAAATCCCTCTCCTGTAAGCATTTTTAAAGCAAAGAAAGGCTTAACCTGTTCTGGTATTTCTTCATCACACCACATTTCAAAGAGTCTGATGATGTTATCAAAGGACATATTGAGAGAGTAGACCTTATCACCGATAACCAACTCATCTGTCAATTTCCGTGATAGATCTAGCATAATTAACCCTCTAAATATTTCTTGATTGCATCTTCTGAATTGCGCTCTTTATATTCTTTCTGAATCCCAAGAATGGTCTGCATCAGATAGTTGAATGCGATAGTAGTGTCTTCGTCTGCGAATTTATAGACTTTTTCAAAGGCTTCTGAACCAAACAGACGAGTCCAACCGTCCTCGACAACTTCTTTGGCTTTTTCTGCGATTTTCTCATCAGAAAGCTTTTCAATTTTCTTCCAGTTTTTTGATAAGTCTTTACGGAACTCATCAAGTTCTTTCACACCCTTGTCGTTTGCAATATACTCCAATTGAAACTCCCCAAAATCAACAGGGATGATATTACTAGCTTTTTTAATGACTACCATGTTTTTATGCTCCTTTTCAAAAAATAAAAAGGCGTGATATTTCACGCCTTAGATTATCCTGGTACTACAGCTGATTTCTTAGGTTTGCGAGTCCAAACAATCTTGAATTTGATTGTTTCAAGATCTGACGCTTCACCATCTCCAATTTCAATTTCAGAAAGACGGGCCAATCCCTCTTTTTGAGTTTTGCCATCAGACGAAACTTCCTTATACCAAACAACAAGATCATCACCAACCTCATCTTCTTTGTCTGCTACAAAGTTTTGGGCCTTATCCGAGTAATCACGATGCCCTTCAAAGGTGCGTCCTCGACGCTTAGAAATAACCATTTCTTCCTTGGTACCATCCCCGTCAAAGTAGGCAGAGTCATCTGTTTCTTCATTGTTTTCTGGTGAAGATGTCTTCAAGCCTTTAGCAAGCCAGAGGTATTCCTCTGAGGTTGGCGGAGTGTCTGGGGTAGCTTCTTTGTAAGGGCCGATGTAGTGTTTTCGTTGTGCGTTTTTATTTTTTGGCATTATTCTTTCCTTTCAATTTCAAGGCTGGCAGTAACATCCAGCAAGTAAATGTAAAAGCCTTGCTCGTCTAAATCATTTAAGTAAGGCTTGTCGACTTTCAGACCTAAGAATTCGTAAGAACCATTCTTGCTTGGCAATTCTAGGTCCATTTTTGATAAGGCAGCGTTAATCTGCCACAATGTATTATTGTTTAATTCCTGATCTCGTGACTTGATAGCAATTTCAAAAGGTAAGCTGACTGTTTGAGTTCCAGCCATGTCCTCGTCTACAACCTCTCCACCAGGGAGAGGATAGACGACCAATCCCTCTTTCTCGTCTAAATAGCCGTGTTTTGAAGGGATTTTGGCTTGAACGCTTTTGATATGCTCAAGCAAGACCTCTGAAAAGTCATTTTCGTGCATTATTTAACTCCCATTGCTTTGGCTCCTACCTCCGCCCAATTCTTAGCATATAGAGCTGAGGCCTTCTTGTCCCACCTCGGACCAGTTCCAGGCGTTGGCCGTTGACTCAGCAACTTCTCCTTGTTAGCAAAGAAAAACCTTCTTTGTTTTTCGGAAAAGAAACCTTTTCGCTTCTTGCCATAATAACGCAATCTAGCGTAAGGTGTTTCGTAGATGATTGAGCCTTGTCGAACGTGTCCACTAGCTCTCAATTCCCCTTTTCTTTTTGGGACAAAGCGCTTCATGTCAAGCATTGCCTGATTAGCAATAGCAAATTGTCCTTTTGCGAAATTCTCTGGAGATACTTTTTTCTCAATTCCTGATAGGTCTATCTTTACATTAACACCGCCCATCAAATCACCTCGATTTCATAAGCTAGTAGCTTCTTGGTTAGAGGATGATATTGAGGGATGATGTTCTTAACAACGTAGCTGACGCCGTCCTCTTCTACAAACCCACCAACGAAACTCTTGTCGAGCGCCACAGGGCAGTATTTGTGATAGACAATCACAGTCGAAGAATTGGACTCGCTACGATGATTGCCTGAGCCAGAATGAGAAAAGGATCTATCGAACTTGCAAGGAGATAATAAAAGGGGTTCAGAGTAAGCCTCTTTCCCCCAATCGTCCTCACCAACGGGCTTCTTGATAGTCACTGAATCAGTTAGCATTCGTTTATCTATCATAATCAACCCTCGCTGAGCCAAACCCTGCCATTATCAGCCAGTTTTCAGCATCTCTTGATAAATTATACCTCTCTGCTAAAGAAAGCGAATTTGAACCATTCTGAGATCCTGAGCGATAGCTTATAGATGTCCGACCGACTGACATGCTGGCAATAGATTGCTTGTCCTCTGCCGTCAGGACCCCAGAAGTGTCCAAGTAAGCAATCTGAAAGGCTGTAGCTCGTTCAACTGCCTTCTTGCGAGCTGTATTGTCGCTATCAAAGCTATTTAGAGAATAGAAATCCCTGGTATAAGCATCGATAGCGAGTTCTGCTCGTTTTAAAAGCTTGTCAAAGTCTCCCTCAACCTCAAATCCGAGCTTATCGAACTCCTCTTTAGTTAAGTAAGCCATCTAATCACCTCCTTAAAAGGTGGATGTCCCCACCTCAACTAGATCTTGCTTAGGCTCTTCAACGAGTTCAAAGCAATCTTCACCAATCACCTCATTAAACAGGCCATTGATTCGATTAGCTTCGTCTTGATCTAGCTCGTATTCTTGCCCTTTGTCAAAATGACGGTCAGACTTAGCTAGATAAGCGTTCAATTTTGCTTTAAATTTGGCCATTTAACACCTCCAATAGTTCATCTTTGGTCTTGTTTGAATAGCCCTCAAACCCTCGCTCTTTAGCAAGGGCTTTCAGTTCAACCAAAGTAAGGTCTGCGAGCTGATGAGTGGCAAGTAGTTCTTTGAGCTCTCCCTCGTCAATCACTTCTTCAAAGCCGTCAGCGACTAATTGCGCTTCGAGCAAGCTCCCTTCTTGAACTGTGTAAACCTGGTTCAATTTTTCATACTTCTTCATGGATTACCCCCTTATTAGGCTTTGTGAGAAACGTAGACACCGTCTTTCTTAGTATCTAGGATAAAGAGGTCATGATACAAACGGTTTTGGTACAAGTATCCGTCGCCTTCTGTATGTTGACCAGGTGCGAAAAGATAGATAGAGTTGAACTTAGCCTTGGCAATTACTGCAGGCTTAGCCACGATCAAGAAGTTGATGTCTTTACCGTCTGCAGCCTTAACAAATCCAGTAGTGAAATCAAATTTAGTCTTGAAGCGTGCATCGTCCCAAACTTCGATAAGTTGAACTCCGTCAAGTGAAGTGACACGAGTGTCGATGCCTTGAGGTGATGTAGTAGCGATAGAGCGTGTGAACTCTTTAGAACGTTCCAAGAAGTCCATAACTTCGCTAGAAACATAAACGACGATGTTCTGAGCGCCATATTTACGAACTGGCAAAAGAGCAGCTTTCAAGCGTGAGTAGATATTCACTTCTGACAAGTCAGCTTCAGACTTGAAGTGTGTACCTGTGATAGCTTCTGTTGCGAGTTTAGAGAAACGGTAAGCGTCAACTTCTGGAGTTGCGTGCTCAGTGATGAATGTGTTAGATACGTTAGCAGCTGAAAGCTCTTGGTTTGTTTCGTCTACGTCCGCAGCATCCACGAAGAACTCGACGTCACGGTCAAATCCGAGCGTATAGACTTTCTTGTCGTTTGAAACTGTACCAGCATTGTAGCCTTTAGAGCGTGTGTGCGCCTTGTAGCCAGTCACTGAAATAGTCGGCAATTCGAACGACTTAGCGCCCAACCAGTTTACTTGTGGCGTTTCCAAAATGCTTGTGAGTGCGCCTTGCATCAATTTCTTTTCAAAGGTGCCTTCATGTTTGGTGATGTAGTTAATTGTCATTAATCATTCTCCTGTTAATTATTTAGTCCGAGAGCCTTCAAAAAGGCGTCTTCTTGGTTCGTTCCAGCCGTCGGGTTTCCTCCAGCTGAAAATGTTGGCTTTTTCTCCTCTGGTTGCTCTGTGCGACCAAACTGAGGGTATTTCTGTAGCACTTGACCGATAGCATCTTCAATAGACACCTCATCGGATACTAAGCGAGCAGATAGAGTGATGACATCGTCCACAGAATCGGCATTTACTCCCAAAGACAGAGCTGATAGTTTTGCTTCCAGATTCTTCTTGTCTGACAAAGCAAGTTCTAGTTCTTTCTCTTTAGTAGCAAGCGCCTCTGACTGTTTCTCAGCCTCACTCTTTTGTGAGTCTTTCCACTCTTTGAGTTGCTGGAGTCCTTCTTTAGCACTCTTGAAATTTTCAAACCCTAGGTCTTTGAAGATTTTCTCTTGTGCTTTTCTTGACTCCTTAGCGACAAGGCCAGTCACTTCTTCCTGAGTGAAAGTCTTGACAGATTGCTCTTGAGCTTGTGACTCGGTATTTTCTCCAGCATTGACTGGCTGGTCAGTTGTTTGAATGTCTTCTGCCATTCTTAAATTCCTCCTAAAATTAGGTATTATCTTCCGTTCTTTACCGACTGCGGATAAAGTCAAGCAAAAAACCGCATCAAATTTGACACGGTTTATAGTAGTTTACAGTGATTTATAGCAGTCTATTCCTACCAGTCAAGATGTTGGATCGCCTCCTAATCTTTAATGGCACGATTTGAAACCTTGGCGTAAACATCCACATAAGTCTCATTCTTGTCTCCGTTATGCGTGATTTCTGCATAATCGCCACACTTTTCATCAGACTTAATTCGATTAGTGCTTACAAGAGCTTTCCAGTTTTGCAATGTTTTGCTAAACCAAACTACAAAACAGTCTTCTGCTTTGATTTCGCAACCTGACAAGCGCGAAAATTCTTGTGATGCCAATTCTTTTGCTTTTTCTAACATTTTTTATTCCTTTCTGTTGAAAAAAAATATATTGTGGGTTATAATCTAAGTAATGAGAGTTACTACCTCCTACATTAAAGGCTTCGGCTGTGGGGGGTGTGTGCTCTCTTTTTTATTTTCTTTTAAAAATATCAATTATTTTATCGCCTTTTATCAAAATAATATTTTCGACCCAATTTCTGTGCCTGTTAAAGTAAATTCTATTAATTTTAGAGTACGCCTCGTCAATGTCCATGAGCGTTTTGCTAACATCGATAATAAATGACCTTGCTTGTTCTTTTTTACCAGCTATAGCATTATCAATATTATTCTTACCTGTTTTTTCAATTTCTTTCAGATCCCAGCGAACTCCATCGATTAGATAATCTGGAGTTTTTACAAAATTAGGATTGTGAACTTCAGGAACGTGGACCACATGGCTTCCAAGTGTGTCTGCCAACAATTTTCCGACTTCCTTTTCTCTTTGAGTTGGTTTGAAAATAACATTTTTATTATCCACTTCATACCTAGTCCCGTTATGTTCCCAAAAACTCATTTCTGAAACCTTAGCTTTTCTAGGATCTACATTTGATAGCCATTCATCCTTTACAGAAACATAAGACTTATTACCAGCAGGTCCGACACTTGCTGGTTTTTCGTTTTTCTTGAAGAGTTTTTCTCTTGCCTCATCCCGTTTCAGGAAGGGGTACTTATCGACGAAATCCTTCAAAGCAGCGTTCTGAGTGCCTATCTTGCTCTTATACTTGTCTATCAGTTCTTTATCGCCCAATTTCTCAGCGACGTGAAGTTTTTCCTTGTTTGCTCTGATAGACCGTTCTAGAGCTCTCTGCTTAGCTTCTGCGTTTGCATTTTCTTCTGCTTGCTCTGGGCTAACCTCTGCCACGTCCTCGCCCAAATCGGGCTTATAATTGGCTCCTGGAATGAATGGTGTGAGCATATGCCCACAGTTGATACCAAGACACCCACCAGGTTTACCATAACCGTAGTCAGACAAAGCAAGAATATGCTCTCCATGCTCTGTTCTAGCGTGGCCAGTCGTTACTATCTCATGTTGCAAAGGAGCGCATGACTTACGAGCTGATGCCTTTTTTGAGAAATAAAAGGTATCAATGCCCAATTCTTCAGCTGGTCTTGTTCGCATTTCTCGAAAAGTCCGATAGGTTGTCGTCTTGATAACCGTCCGTGCGTAATTGTCAATTCTCCAGTTACGCCCAGCGCTATCTTGGAAACCTTGGAATCCTTTCTCTTGCCACTTCATGACCGTGTCAGAGATAGCCTTATCAGCCGTAGAAAGGCCTGTGACAACTCTAGCGACAGATTGTTCCACAATTCCTTGATAAGCACCGATAACTGACTTAGGAAGCGTCGTATTGATTAGATTGTGAAGCTCATCAACTGCTTGATTGGCATAATCAGCGAGGATTTCTTGGATGTAATTGTTTCCTCCGAGGGATCCACGCCCTAAATCTTCCATGAGTTGTTGCTTCGTGTCCGTGTAGAGCTTCAAGCCTTCATTTTCGACAATATAGCGCAGTTGTTCTTCAGCTACGCCTGAACGCTCAGAGATTAGCTTTAGGTTGTCCTCGTTCAGCATGTGCATCTGTTGCATCTTCTCAAGTTGCCAGATATACGGTTGCTTATCAAGATAGACCGTGCCACGATCCGTCACACGTTCGACCACGTTATCAAATAAATCCAAAGCCAGCTGATGATAGACATCTGCGACATTGCTTGCTTGAAGCAGCAGTTGCTCGTCATTGAACTGTATCGGTGGTCTCTTCTTTGACATTTAATCACTCCCCGTAAATATCAATGTCTTGTTGACTTCGCTGACTGTTGGCCGTGTCCATTGTTTCCTGGTTAATTGCCTGAATCATATCTTTAGCATCAACTTCTGACATATTGAAAGCCTTTTGGATAGCGTAAGACTTGCTGACAATCCCACTGGCCAAAGCTTTGGTCCAATAGTCAAGCTCGTTGTTCTTGTCAGTAAATATTCCATCATCAAGATTAATTGTAATCTGCTCCATTTGAGGAATTGGGCCGTTGTATAGACCGTAAAGGCTGCCGAGCTCACAGATTGAGATAATCAACTCTTTCAAAGACTGCTCAACCAAGCTTACAATGCTGTTTCTCATTTGATAGGTATCCGAGTTTTCAGAAACGACCTCTGTCGCAGTCTTCAAGCTCTGCCCGTCAAATGTAAACATCCCAGCTGACACTCCTAGAAGCATCTCAAAGAGAGCCAAGCCTTCGTTAATGGTCTTGATGTAATCATCTGCTCGAATTGCTGTCGTCAGGTCTGTGATGCTTCCGCCATCCATGTCGTTAGTAGATAAGCGTAAGTAAACGTTTTGCTCTGTGTCAAAGCGTTTGACAAGTTGGGCGTCTCCGTCAATGTTGACCATTCGAGTCTCTGTAAGGTTCTCAGGAACGGCTACTCGACGTTGGCCCATCTTAACCTCCCACTTGAATTCGTCATAAGTGGTATTGATGAAATCAATCGTGCTTTTGGCGTTATCGAATATTGATAGACCAAGAGGTGAATTGATGTCCTTGTTGTTCATTCCAGGAGGTTTTAGGTAAGAAAAAAGCGGTCTTGTTAGACCGTCAAGTTCAACTTGTTCTTCTAGATCCTCGTAGACTTCAGCTAGAGGAACACGTCCACCTACTTGTTCAGAGCTTTCAGACCTGTATAACTCGTTAGAAATGATGTACTTTCCGTCGTTTGACCACTCGTGGAACTCAATCAACGTGTAGTAGATGTTCTTCTGACCTGAAGCCTTAATCGTCTTAGTGACAATAGCAGCGCTTGAAATGTCCTGGGTATTAGATTGAAGCGGTAAAAAGACTGGAGCTTGAATGAAAGAGACTCTCACCCGTCCATTATCCACATAAGGTCTCATGGCAAGACCACCCAAAGCAAGACAGCTCTCAAGATAGCGCTCGAAGTTCTTGTTAAAGCGGTCATTCTTTAAGGTCTCTTGAATGAATGCATCTGCTTGCTCATCGTCCAATTTAATCGAAGCCTGCTCGTTAAAGACCAGACTGGCAATCTTTTTGGCAGCGGTTCGAGCGATTGGCAAATGAGTTGCTTCTCTTTGCTTCTTGATGCCGTCCGTATTTATATAAGTGATTTTCCCAGCGTTGCTCTGATAGTATCTTAAATTCTCGTTGATTCGACGATACTCTGCGCTTGTCACTGCAATTTTAGGATGGTCTGTGATACTTGCTAGACTTTCTGTCGTCATTGCATACTGTCCTCTCTTAAATAGATTTTTGACAAATTGTATAATGCCCATTTATCGGCTCCTTGTTGCTAAAAATTGGCGTAACGCTTATAAAATACGTTCACACTATATCTAAATTCGTCCATTGCGTGGTTATCTTTGTCAATCGGCCGTCCATTATCGTCCCGGCTGTAAAGGCCAATCTCTTTCAAGAAATAGTAATGGTCATACTCTTCTTCTTGGTGATTGATAAGCAAGAACTGACCTGAAGAGATGATATTCTGGCCACGTTCAATCCCTACCTCGATACCCTTCGCCTTGCTGCTGACATCATGCGCGTTGTTCAAAGCCCCTCTTGTCTGAATCCCTAGCTTGTGCAATTCCTCTCGTAAGGATCTACACGCTGGGTCAATCCAGACATCGGTATAGCGCATCTGATACTTGCTAATACACCACTGAATGAACGCTCGAAGCTCGACTGCATAGGTGGACATAGCCTTGACTTGGCCAGTTTCAGCTCCGCTGTGATAGTAATGAGCTACACGATTGAGCCTAAAGAAAGTCTTGTTGTCCTCTCTATGCTTAGTAACGATGTTACAAGACATTGAGGTGGCGTCAGATTGTCCACCATCGCCATTGAAATACATTTCTATAGGTTCGCCGACTAAACTATCCTTAATGTTCTTTTCTAGGTCAAATAGGCCGTAAATAACGCCCTGAGGCATGACACGCTGACCAAGCACGTCTCTCTTGTAGAGATAAGGATTCTTCTTCAGCGATTGAATAATAGATTGCTTACGCTCTTCAGACAGAATCGGATTGTCGTCCATAGTCCAATGCGTCCAGCGTGTGTTCTGGACATCAAATACATCCTTAATAACTGGATGTTGAGGTGCTGGAGGGTTCAGGTCAGCTAGATGATAGCGTAGTTTAGCGGCCCACGTCCGTCTGAATGCCTCCTGGATAAAATCCATGTTCAGCAAATTGATTTCACAAAAGACCACTGAACCTAAAGACATACCAGTTATAGCACCTACACTGTTTGCTTTACCGCCCCCTTTATAATAGACACGCTTGGTTCCGTTGGGCGTATCAATTAAGAGGTGGTCTCCGTGTTCATCATGCTTGATTTTGCAATTGCCATCAAAGATGTGCATCAGACCTGTGCCGTCGCCGTCAATAAATAGACGGTAGGCTTGCTCTTGGTTGTATGCAGCTATCAAATGGTTTTCGTCTGGCGACTCAATCAAATATCTGGCATAGCGAAAATGACCAGCGGTTGTCTTACCACTTCGAGGTGTGCCCTCGTTGACCTCAAACTCATAGTTGAACGGTCTACGAATGATGTTGAGTTGTTTGTTTGAAAAATCAATCTTCAACCTCATCACCACCTTTTACCGCATTTAAGAGAGCTTCCATGAGAGTAGTATCGGACTTAGAGTCTTGATTGCTCTCAATCTTGATTTTGAGCAATTCAATCTCTTGTCTGATTTTCTCATCTGTCAACTCAAAGTCTTTCCACGCCATATTGTTCATGCCGTCTAAAGCTGAAAGGAAGGCGTTTGAATTAGCTTGTCTAATACCGTCATTCTCGATGCTTGCCCTAGCTTTATTTTTTAGCCATTCATACTCGTTAAAAGCCTGTTCTCTGGACCATAAGGACATATTAGAGAACTGTTTGAGCAACTCACGATACCTTGACAAAACCTTTACATTTTGAAGTAAGACGGCCGCTTTGCTATCTACACTACTATCTAGCCATTTTTTCGACGATGGATAAGCTTTTCTGTATGCTTGTCTTTGAGATAGCCCAGAGATTATCCCTTGGACAAATAGCTCTTGTTTTGGGGTTAATTTATCCACTCACCGGACTACCTCCTTTCCGACAAAATAAAAAGCCACTCAAAGAGTGACTTGGTGCAAGCAGACTACAGACTTGCGGTGTTAATTAGAAATCTATTTTGAAATGCTTTCTTTTTTTATTTTTTTGTAGTCATTTAAAACCTCTGAGGGAATCAAACCCTCTAGCTTATAACTTATCCGGAGTATAATTAGCTACGCAATCATGCAAGGTCCAGTCGCTACTGCCGACCATTTAATAAGTTAATGAGTAATTTATGAATGCTAAGCCTACTGCCTACCCCATTCTGGGACACAAAACACTCAAAAGAGAGTGTGGGATTTGAACCCACGGACCGCACATAGGCGACCACCCGTCTAGCAAACGGGCGCATTCAACCTGACTCTGCCAACTCTCCATATCAAGGGAAGACTTACTGCCTTACCCTTAATTCTTGATACTACCATTCTAACAGATTTTCAGAACTGTGCTAACAAGTCTCATTCTATCCTGTCCGATTTTGTACGGTTCTATTTTGTCAAATACTTTCCAATACATCATCTAAGGCAGTTATTGCGGCCGTTCGCCAGGTATAGAACGTTGTCCGACTAATACTTAAACGGTCACAAATGTCATCAACATACATTTTTGAAATATAACTCATTCTGAGAATAGACCTATACTTTGGATTATCAAGCCTGTTGATCATTCTACCTAATTCAAGTTTCCTGTTGATAACTTCTTTGGTATCCTGTTCTATAGCCTCTTTCATCACTACTAGCTGGGTATAGACATCATCAACTTTTCTAGTCTGTCCGCCTTGGACTTTGACGTCAGTCCAATTGGGGCTTGAGAGCAAACCTGCCTCAAGCTCATTGATTTCATCTATACGGCTTTGGATGTCCATGTCCAGATCCTGCAACTCTTTCAAGAGCTCTTTAGCCTTCACTCTCTATCTCCTTTGTGATATAATAATATTGTGTTAATTATAGCTGAGGCAGAGAGTGTCTTGGCTTTTTTTAATACTTAAATTCGTTGACTAGGTCACGGATAAAGAGCTTCCAATCAGATTCCCTAAACGTCAAAAAACGATCTGTAGTAAAACTTCTAAGTCTTCTATAGAAAACCATTTTTAGTTGGATTGACTCACCAACACTCAGTAAGGTTCCAGGGAAGCGATATACTGAATGCACTCTATTTCCATACCCAGAAATATCTAAATGTATTATCGTTTCTGGATATATGCGCCCTGTACTAGCTTCAACTTCGAACTCAACCTTAACTTCTTCTACAATTGGAACTTCTTTAAAAATTGGTCGTGCAGAAAATATTGGCGACGGTGTTTCTTGCTTTTTTCTTCTTCCTGAATATGGATATTTTTTTGGTCTCATTGTTTATCCCCTTCCTTATTCTCTAAAACAGCATCTTGTATAAAAGTATTACCAATTTCATAGCGCATGTATTCCTCAGCTGTCACTTCAAATGTTTCTTCAACGTGCTTATTTCCTACATGTCCAGAAACGACCAGAATGTATTTTCTTTTGGTTCTTGTTGGCACAAGTACCGAAGTTTTACCATTCATAACAGGTACGAACGTTGTGTGAGGTTCATCAATGTACTTATCTACCACTGTCCCACTCGAAATCTGGTGACATGCTACGAGTAAGGATGCGAATAAAACAATACATAGGATTTTAAAATATCTCACTCCTTGTCCTCCAAAAGCTCCTTATTTTCATAGACGTTGCCGATGATTTCCTCATATCCGGTCCACGCATATCCTTCACTCAATCCTTTTAGATAAACTGCAGGCATGCCGCCTATGAATGTACCACCGTATTCTTTTTCTAAATACACTTCATGGAGACATCCTCTTGTACATTTAACGATGTCACCGACGAACACTTCCTTGCCATTTATGTCAAAAAGTCCTGTTGATTGCATGAGGTTAAGGTCATTGTTCACAATCCATTCACCAGCAACAGAGTCCTCATCAATAATCCAGATATCGCCATTTCCAACCATCACTTCGTCCGGTTGATACATACGATTTAATGAGCCGCCATCATACGCTCTAAACTTCGGTCTCATAATCTCACCTCGTCTCCAATCCTTAAAGATTCATAGCTTGTTTGCGTGACTACGAAAATGCCATAATTTTTAATAGTGATTGTATGCAGGTCACCAATCTGCTCCTTGTAGACTACTCTGCCTTTGATTTCTGCGCCTTGATTATCAGCTTTATAGACGATAATTGGGCGCTTTTCTTCTAGTTTTTTTATGTGGATACTCTGCCAGATATTCAATCCAGCAGATAATAATATCCAGATTGCGATAAATCGTTTCATATCTCCTCCTCAAAATAAAATTTACCATTAAAAGGCTTGATTTCAATAATTCCATAATCTAACCCAAGTCTTGCTATAAATGGCTTGCTGATTCTTTCGTGCAAGGTAGACATCTGCTCTCTAAATTCTTCTAACAAAAAAGTAGATTTGTAGAAATTACATTGATAACAAGCAGGCATATAGTTTTCAAAACTATCTTCTCCGCCTCGATAATGAGGATGCAGATGATCCACTCTCAAAGTTTTCAAATCCAAAATTTTGCCACAGTAAGCACAGTGACCGCCGTATTTATCTAAAACCTTCTGCCGAGTGGCTTTAGATATGCTTTTTCTTCGTTTCAATCTATGACCTCCTCAACAAGAATGTAAGTTCTTTCTTTGTTTAATTGTTCGTAACGTGCGACTTGATAACCTATAACTTTTACTTTCGCCTTGCCACTTGTTGCTATTTTGGCTTTTTCAATATATTCATTGAGTTTCTCCACCGCCAGCTTTTCTTCGTCGTCAACGAACTCCATGAACACTCTCATCACTCCACCTCCTCGATCTTGATTCCTGGACAATCGAATACCCAGCCAAAACCAGCTTCTTCAAGTTCTTTGCGGGTGAATTTGGTTCTATAGCTTTTGATTTCGTTATTTGATGCAAAAAAATATTCGTTGGATGATAAAGCTTTATTAAGATAGCGACCATATCCAGAAACACCTTTCACTTTTACCAAATACCGCTTCTCTTCCTCGACCTCGTAGCCGTCAAGCCACGCTCGAGCAAAGGTTTCTTGGTTATTTTCTGTTTCTAAAAATTCTTTTAGTTTTGAAAAATCTGTTTGATTTGCGTAATTGTAAAAGTCTACATCGCCAACAATTAAAGCGTGTTGCAAATCAACATGAGTAAATTTACAATACTCAATCCAACCCGCCACGAACTGCGGGATTTTGACTTTCTCACGTCCAAACACACCCTCGAACTTACCTTGTTCATAACCCTCACGCCATTTTGCATGACTGAAATCTTTCTCAAATTCACCCATGATGGCCTTTAGCCAAACTTCACGATCATGCAGCGGCAATTCTCGCAATCTTGCTAGTATATTCTTGACATAACGAGGCGCCTCGTCTGCGTGACCTGTTTCTGGTTCGTCTAGTTGTTTCACTAAATCCAAAACATCGTCCAAAGCAACATAAAACTTTTCTCCATACAATTTATCTAAATTTCCAATTTTCTCAATCAATTTTTTCTCATTCATCTTCTAATTCCTCAACTTATCTTATGGCTTTCCAGGTCACCAAATTCGTGGCCGTGGCTTACGAAATACGAGCCAATCAGGATTGCATCTGCTTCGTCATCTTTAACGTTCAGACAAAAACCATCGGCCACTTTAGCAACTGCCTGCAACTTCATTGATTTCTTGCTTCGGTCTTTATAGCTGAACTTCCAATACTTGCGCCATGTCGACACGTTCACGAAATACACATTGTCGGCGACTAACCGTCCAAGGATGATACCCGTTACAATTCCAATACTGATCATGGACTGCTGATTTGGTCCCATGACTGAGTTCTTCTCGACCACAATCGACTCAAACGGACCTTCATAATGTTGCAAGGCTCTTAATTGAATGGTTCTTAATTCTCCAGCCATGAAACGTCCACGTTCAAAGAATGACTTGCTTTTATGTTTTAAGACACCACTCTCGACAAGGATAGAACCTTCAAATAAGGCCCATCCTGTCGCAGTGGTTGAAATGTCTAACGATAAGGTCAGATTTTTCATTGTAGTTCTCCCTTAATACCACAAATGTCAAAGAGATTGCGCTTGTTATCTTCAACGAATTCAAAGAACTTCTGAAGCTCGGCCAAGTGGCGCTTTTCTCTTTTGATCCCAAGGCTCGTATGATACTCTGTCGGAACTTTCGGTGTTGCCTTAATATCTAGCCAATAGAGAGGTTCAAACACGTCGCCACTTGCATCAAGAGAGGTATCTGCGTCCGCATTTCTAAAATGCATCTGCATATCATATTCAATTTTGTTTGTAATCGTGATGGTCTTGTCCACGATTTCAAGTGTAATGGTTGTTCCTGGTATGTCGATTTTGTTTTGCATTTGTTTTTCTCCTTTATGCGTGTTTTGTATTTTTGTTGATTTCTAACAGCCATTTATCTGCAGCTTGCTGGATTTCTTCTGGAGCTGATAAATTATGTTTTCCCCTAATTTGAACGATTCGGCCATCCTTGTATTCCAAAGTAAAGAACGGTTTGTCTGGTTCATCTTTTGACCTAACGAATATGATTGTTGTTTTGCCGTTCGCATGATCTTGAGTGTATCTAGCGCTGCCGACACAATGTGACAGTGCCTTCCCTTCCAAAATCAATTCTCCGGAATTGTAGGCTGGTTTAAAGAGATACTGGCCTACCACTTTCTCGTATTTGGCCAAAGATTTCTGGCGCTTCTCGAACTTGCGCTGTTCAATCTCGCTCTTGTGCTGAATAAGCAATTTAACTGCATTGTCATGCGCTTTGACCAAATCTTTTGGCATGATGAGATTGTCAGTATCGATAGAAACATTGAGCTCGTTCAACATGCTGATATAGTCTACATAGTAATCAAAATTAACTTTGTTTTTTAAGAACCAATTCTGGAACCTGTTCATTTTGGCAGCTTTTGGGATTTTGTTGATATCTTGATAAGTCAGGACTTTTTCAATCCCAGGAGCAAGCGTACCACCTCGTGATTTGATGCGACGTTCTAGCTCGTAATCTCTGAAGGATCTATCCGTATTTTTAAAAAATCGCTTATTTTCATGAAGCCATTTCTTTGTTACGACACGACAATCAACCGCTTTTCTCACATGCCATCCGTCATATTCAGTAACATCATAAGTAAGGTCTGTGGCCATTCTCCAGGCATTTATTTTCTGCAAAAACTCGATTTCGGAGCGGTATTTATACATGTGTGGCAAATGGTAATAGCGCATCCCTGAAGGGAATTCTAAATACTTCAATTCAGAAATATCTCGAATCTTATTCTCCCAATTATTCTCAAAAAATATTGTTCCTGAATATGCCCCTTGACCTGAAAAATTGGGAGTCAGGCCAGGAGCGTAGACTCCACATCTCTCAGTTAATTGTATAACCTGGTTTTCGCTCATCTGTTCAAAGTTTGTCAGTTGCATCCTGATAGATTGCTTGCCGTTTATATATTGTGACCAGAAGCCGTAAGATTGAATTTCAATCCGTTTGCTAGTCACGAGAACAATTGCAAAACTGTGAAATTTATCATAAAAATCCAACCTGCTCGACTTTGTCAGCCGTTTTTCGATGACCATACAACCCGTCCGGTCGCTCTGAATAGTTTGAGATTTGTTAGACCATTTGATGGTCGGAATCTGCGAATAGCACCAGTCAAAGAATTTTGGGGGCGGTTTCAAACGCCCATCAATTATTTTTTGATTTTTTGTCATGCTAATTCTCCGAATAAATCAAGCTGGCCGTCAATAACATTTTTCTGTTTTTTGACTTTTTTAGATTTTGGTTTTTCAGGTTGTTGGCCGACTACTACAGTCGCATGGATAGCCTCGACCTTTTTAGTTTTGCCAGTAAAATACTTATAGACCCAGCCAAATACAGTAGAGTCGTCTACCATCGCACAAGTCCCTGACTTATATTTCTTAGCTTGACTAGCGCAATAGTTCAAAGCTTCTTTGATGGATTTCTTGTCGGCCAAAACCCCTTCAAAGAGTTTCTCGTCTTCTTGATCACAAATCCAATTGTGGATAGCGTCCTCAGCTGGTCCATGGTCCTTCTTCATTTCCTCTAGTAACTTGGCCAGAGCTTTTTCTTTGATTTCATTCATTTCATTTCAAAAAATGCGACTGCCTTTGTGATAATTGGCTAAATACGGGCAGTCGCTCGTCCAAGGTCACATAACCTTTACTGACGTTTTCTAGTTCGCAGTTTTACAAGAATACACGGCTTGTTTATTTTTGAATTGTTTCCATTTTGGAAATAGTTGGTTTTGGGTTATTTTGATTTTTCAACAGCAAACATATCCTCGAATTCATCTGTCTGCTCTTTGAACTTCATCGGGCTGTCCCCTCTGAAATAAAATCCATTGTCATCCAATTCGCCTTTGACTCCCGTCGCCCAAGACAAGAAAATTGAGCCTTGGCAGTCAGGACAATTCATGAATGTAAAGTAAGATGGGACTTTCCACCGCTTCGCACATCCACAAAACGGGCATTGCAAATCAACATCTACCTTCTCGCTTGGTTTCTGCGAAATCGCTGTGCTTCCGCTAAATTTTGCAGATAACTTGTCCTTCGCTGCTTTGATATTGACAGGATCAATTTCAGCTAACTTCTCAGCATCAATTTTTAAAACGGCCCCTGCATTCTCGGGCTCTTTCTGACTTAAATCCTCAAGAATTTCGTCAGACCCTGTGATCATCTGATAGGCTTTGAATAAGGTTTGATAATCAAGTTCCTGCGCTCGTTCAAAACTCAATTTTACGTCATCTTGTTCAATATAGATTTTCATTCTTTCCTCGCTTTTTCTAAAAGATTACTACCCATTTTTCGGTAATATGATGGGTTCTTGCATATTCTTTCACAGCCATTTCTTCGGCTTGGGTGCGACTATATGCCAAAACATGATAGAAAGCCTGTGTCTGTCTATTGACACCCCAGTTACACCTAATCTCATAGAATTTCAACTCTTTATTGCTAGACCAAAAGTGGGATGACCGCTTGCCTAGCTTGTATGTTTCTCTATCGACTCTCATAATTTGGGGATCAGTCATCAGACCACCTCTACACGTTGACTCAGCGCTTTCGTTTTGCAGTATTCGCAATGACCGCACGGCTTCGCCTTCTCTTCGCCTCGCTTGACCTTATCAAGATGCTGAATCAGCATAGACAGCTCAGTCAGCTCATAGTCGAGTTTTTCCTGCGATTGGAAAACAATCGCCCGGGTATCAGGCGTCGACTCTTTCGTCACTGCGTAAATAATAGGGGTGAACTCTTTGCCGTACTGATTTTCCAGCATCTTCTTGTAAGCAGCCATTTGAAGGACATATCCCCAAGCCTCGAACCAGCGAACCTGAATATTTCGGCCGCTTGCTTCGTCCTGGATCCAGACCATGCTGTCGATGTCGGATTTTGTGGTCTTAATATCCACGAAATACCCTTGCTCGACATTGAGACAGTCAATCTTGCCTTTGAATTCCACGCCTTCGATTTTGCCTGTCACAGCAACTTCTTTCTGGCCAACATAGTAGTCCATGAACTGCTTATCAGCTTCCAGTCGCTCAATCATGCGCTGGCCGACCAAGAAGTCAGATTTTAACTGACCTTTGGTTTTTCCAGCTTTTGAAATCATGGCATCTGCATTTTCATCCATGAACTTCTTGTGTGCTTCTGGGCTTTCAAAGTAGCTGTGGACCATGTTTCCGACCAAGAGGGCTGTGTTGTCTCTTTGATCTTCCCATTCTCCTTCTAACTCAGCTAACGCCCGCGCTTCGCACTCTTTAAAACGCTTATATTGCGAGATAGACCAGTAGCGACGTGCAGAAGCTGCCGAATAATAATCTTTGCCAAGTAAATCTAATTCCATAGTCTACTCCTTAATGTTGGTCGTGTTTCCCTCAAAGAAGCTGAACTCTTCCAAAACTTCACCAGTTTCTTCGTCAAAGTCTGGAATTTCATCTGCTGGGTATTCGGTAGAAGCTAACTCGTCAGGATTTGCCGTTTTTTTAGCCGTTTTTGGGGTTGTTTTGGTTTCTTCGGTAAATTCTCCGTCTACCACGTTATCGCCCTCTGTGGGCGTGTTAGGAGCGCCCAGAATGCCATCCAAAGTTTCAGCAGCAGGATCCTGAGTTACATCTTTCATTTCTTTCTTGTTTGAAATTGTGCTATCTTCGTTATCTGCCACAATTGCTTCTTGTAATTCAGTTGAGAGAGGGGCATAGGTTGAGAGCATGTGCTTCAATACCGTTTTTCTAGCCATAGCATCAAAATCAGATTGCCAAGGGCTGTACTTGCTAGAGAATGATTGACTGTACTTCTTGCCGTGCGCTTGAACTCGTTCCTTGGTCCAAAAGACAGTCTTTTCAAAGCCATTGGCCAATCGCATGAATGCAAAGTAACCTACTACTTTTTCTTTCTCTTTTGGAATAGCAGACATATCCACTTCAAGATCTTCAGTAAGAGGGTTGAACCCTTTATACTGGCTTTCGTAGATTTCTCCTGCATTCAATCGTGTCACTTGTCCGCTTCGTTGCGCTAGTTGAATCAAGCCTTTGTACCCGATTTGGAATTGGGCTTGGTTCTTGTAAGGAACGATGTAGGCGTACCCAAGACTAGGTTCGATTGGCAAATTAAGGACTGCAGCTTTCATAGCAGCGGTCATGATGCTTTCATTTGTAGCCTTGGATAATAGACTGTTATTCGTCACGATGCTAAGTAGACTGGTCACAAATTGCTGGCCGTTGCCGTTTACCACTTCAGAGAATTTCTGTTTTACTGCTGGTGAGTTAAAAAATTGTTTGTGTGTTAGTTCGTTTGCCATTTTTATTTTTCCTCTTCTTTCTCATCCGAATAGATTTCTACTAGCTGACTAATAATGTCTAAATTTTTAGTGATAGTTTTGATTTTTTCAACCTTGTATCGTTCATAGTCTGCTAAATCACGTTTGAATGAAATTTCAATCATCTTTAGTTTTTCTTCTAATTCGTCATTCAAATATCCTTTGAACTCTTCGTAAAAATCCCCGTCATCATCAACTTTCTTTTCTGTAAGTGTATTGCGCTTACGAATATCATTTATGACGTCTAGTGTTTCAAATCGAGGTTCGGACACCCAACCTTTTTGATTTTCAAGTGTAATTAAAATTGTTTTAGCTAGCATTTTTGTTGTATTTTCCATTATTTTCTTCTACCTTTCGTTTTCTTAAAGTTCCAATTTTGACGCTTCAAGCGTCGATTTTCGTTTTGCAATTTCAAAATAATATCTTGTTGCTCGTTGATAATTCCTCCGAGTTCTTGGCCGAGATGAATATATTCAGCCCGCCAATTGTCGATTTCTTTGTGTAGCTTCTGAATCATATTTCATCACCTACATATCGATACTGACCGCATCCAATATACACATACTCGCTTGGGTCGCGTTCTTCCCTGGGTTCGGGCGGTTGCATTATGTCTCTGTCGTAATCAAACATGAGCATACACCTTCCCTAGTTCCAGGACTCGCTTCACATATCTAGCTTTGGACGTCAAACCGAGATCCAGCAATTCGTTTTTTTCTTCATGATTGGCCAAAAGCCACACACGGTTTTCAAGTTCAATTCTGGTCATCTTCCTGCTCCACCTCTTCAATTTTCACTTCGCTATTTAGACGCTTCATCGCTTCATCTACTGACTTGCCGTCCAGGATGTCCTTGAGCACGTGGCTTACATCGTGCATTGTTTGAGCCTTCGCCTTGCTTCTTTCAGTCTCTGGCATCAAGCCCATATCTTGTAGAGCTAGAAACGCAAGGCTGAAAGCGTGCATTTCTTTCTGAAGTTGTTTGATTTTTTTGATTGTTTTTAGCGCTTTAAACATATTGTTCTCCTTTTTTCTTTATTCTCCGACTTTCCAAATTCGACAACGGGATTCCACTCCAGAAGAAGTCTTGTCTTGAAATTCCCAGTCATTGCCATAAGCTCCCGCAGCTTCGTATGAAGCTGATTTCAAATAAGCAATAGCTTCTTCTTTCGTCTCGAAAACAGTAGCCGAATAATCTTGCTTGCCAATTGGCAAAAAGTCACGTCCAATCATACTGAAATCCTCGTTTCCAGTTTCAATATTCTTGACATGGATCGATATAATGTACATCTACATTTCTCCTTGCAGTCTAGCCTTAATGTCAAAATTTTCTTTGTACTTGTAAGCAGCAAGCTCCTGCTTCAAATCGTAGTTTTCTTGCTCGAAAGCAAAGCGACGTTTTCGCTCTTCAAGCAGGTCCTCGTTAAGCTCTACCGCGACCACTCTCCAGTCAAGGCTCACTTCATGGATGATGCCCTCAAGACCGAGTTTTAATTTAGTAAGTAATTTCATTAAGCTACACCCTCCTCATTAGACTGCTTGTTCATGCCTAAAATAATGTCATAGTACGAATGACCGGCAGGGATGACATATCCTGTCAGATCGTCAACTTGAGAACCATCTGCCATGATGTTTACAATTTTTGGTTTCCATTGCTCTTTTTTTCTCTTCATGTTATAATTTCCTTGAATAATTTTATTGAGCGCCTGATTGCCGTCAGGTGCTTTTTGTTGTCTTCTAATCAGATTTTTCCTTCTCGTTTTGAGTTTTGGCAATAAAGTCTGAGTAAGCTTGCTCAAACACTTCTAAAACTTGAGGATCCACAACCACGCCATTAGTTTCAATAATATCTGGTGTAAAATCAATAGTGATTTTTGGTTTTCCGTTCGCAGGCATTTCTAGTCTGAAGCTAGTGACCCCTCTGCCAAGCTCCCAGTCATTGATTTTTACTGAATAACCTGAAGAATTAAGAGATTGACCCTCAGTAGGTTCTTGTTTGGGTTTAATACTTAGTTTTAATTGCTTCACGAGTACTCCTTTCCCATTTTTGCAAAGTCCTAAATTTGAAATTTTTCTCTTTTATTTATTAAGAGAAGTAGGACTTGTTGTTAGTTAGTATTTATTGTTATTTAATACTTGTTGTTAGTTAATATTTATTAGTGCCCAAAATCTGACATCTCACTTTCTGACATCTCACTTTCTGACATCTCACTTTCTGGAATGTCAGAATTATAATTCATAGACGCCTTTTTGATAGATTGGTTTAATCTCTGTTTCATAATATCGAATTGGAAATCAGTTATTTTTGTATCTGAGAAGAATCTGAATATATGACTCCCTCCATTTCCAGGAGGTTTTTTTCTGATTTTTCGCAAATATCCAGCCTCTTCAAAGATTTTGAAATACTTATCGATTGTCTTCCGGTTAACACCTTTTCTTTTAGCTATCTCATCCGGATAGACTTGCCAATTTGGGTGATTGGCTAGCACCACCATCATGATGCCAACTGCTGTAAAATCCAGCGCAGGATCGTTGATAAAGCTATTACTAACAGCAGTATAATTTTCAGTCGCATTCTTGAAAGATAAATTGACAATCTAAATTTTTAAAGTCTGTCATACAGTCTCCTTTCTGACTTGATTTAAAATCAAGTTTTTGTGCAAAAAATTATGTACCTAGCAAATCACTTGCTTTGACGCCGTAAGTTTGGCACACCTTAATAAGGTTATCAGCGGAAATTGATTTTATATTTTTTTCCCAAGAGCCCACCGTCTGAGCAGTGACACCAACGGTTTTTCCAAATTCTTTTTGATTAAGTTTATTTTTCGCTCGAATCTCAAGAATTGTAATTTTAGGTTTTACATCTGTCATTTTTCTTTCTCCTTTCTTAAATCTGATTTTATTGTACTTGATTTTAAATCAAGTGTCAACAATTTTATTGATTTTTTTTCAACTTTTTTTGTTTTTTTGACAAATTTTATTGATTTTAAATCAAATATACTATATAATATGCTTGTAAAGGCAGGAGGTGAAAAGGATGCTTAACAAACAAATCGGATCAAGAATTGAATCTTTAAGACAAGTTAACAAATTAAGTCAACTAGAGCTGGCTACAAAGATGGGATATAAATCAGACTCTACTATTTCTAAATGGGAAAACGGAACTAATATACCAAGCGGAGGAAAATTGGTGAAATTAGCACAAATTTTAGGGACGACAACAGACTATATTTTATTTGGTGGGACATCTGTAATTAACGGAGTTAATCATGGCGTAAACGGATTAGATGCTGGAAGCGGCAATACCAATACCTATAATTTCGGTGTAAACGATAATGTAGATAATCATAACGAAAGTATGAAGGCTATCAGTATCGCAGACATGAAAATGTCACGCGCATTAGTGAATGCCCAAAATGAGACTGTTAAGAAACTAGATAGAGTCATCGAACTTTTAGAAGAACAGAATAGAATTTTAAAAGAAATAAAAGAATAAATAAATAAAAGGAGCAATCTAAATGGAAATTGATAAAGTAAAATCCGATTTAAAACAAGTCGGAAAACGTGTAGCAGACCTCAGTCAAAGCATTACGAATGAAGAGCAAACGAAGAACGCCTTCATCATGCCCTTTTTCCAAGCGCTTGGATATGACATTTTCAACCCTCTTGAGTTTGTCCCAGAGTTTACTGCTGACGTGGGTATCAAAAAAGGCGAAAAAGTCGACTATGCGATCATTTTGGATGGCGAACCACAAATTCTAATTGAATGTAAATCAATCACAGAAAACCTTACTAAGCATGACTCTCAACTATTCAGATATTTCGTAACTACTAAATCAAAATTCGGTATCTTGACAAATGGTAGAGAATATAAATTCTTTACTGATTTAGATGAACCAAATAAAATGGACACAACTCCATTCTTAACAGTCGATGTGACTGATATCAAAGAAAATCAATTCACAGAGATTATCAAATTCCACAAAGAGAATTTTGATATCGATAATATTGTTTCATCAGCTTCTGAATTGAAATACCTCAACAATCTTAAAGCGTTTCTGACTGAAAACATCACTACACCTTCAGATAGCTTCCTCAGATATCTAACATCAGAAATCTATGAAGGTCGTGTGACTCAAAATATCTTGACGACATTTTCACCTATCATCGTGAAAGGGTTTAATCAATTCATCACAGAGCGAGTTAATGAAAAATTAAGCGCTGCACTTAATACAAATGTTGAAACAAAAGTAACAACTGATGTGTCAAAAGTTGAATCAGAGCCTGAAGCATCCTTTGAAGCGACTGACGAAATTATCACAACTCCTGCTGAGTTAGAAGTTTATACAGTCGTGAAAGTACTTGCTAAGGATGTAGTATCTCCAGACCGCGTATTTTATAGGGATAACCGAAGCTATTTCAATGTTTTGATTGACGATAATATCAAAAAATGGGTATTACGTTATCGCTCAAATTCAAAGAAAAGCACTATCGAAATCCGTGATAAAGGCATCTTCTCAGTGTCTACCCCTCTCGAAGTCGCAAATTATGCCAATGAAATTTTAGAAGTAATCAAGAAATTCTCATAACACAAAAAAGCCCCACGCTCTCAAAGTTTGGCGACTCTGAGCGTGAGGCTAGCATTTACAAGAAAAACTTTTCAAAAGATATTACCTTTTGAGACGTTTTCTTGTACCCATTTTATCATTTTTTAGGAAATTTTGAAAGAGGTACTACAATGATAACAACAAATAAAGTAGCTATATACGTCAGGGTGTCTACTACCTCACAAGTTGAGGAGGGGTACTCTATCGATGAGCAAAAAGCTAAGCTCTCTGGCTACTGCGATATTAAAGACTGGAATGTATACAAGATATACACTGATGGTGGTTTCTCAGGAGCAAATACTGACAGACCAGCGCTTGAGGGACTTATCAAAGATGCTAAAAAAAGAAAATTTGACACGGTTCTAGTCTATAAGCTGGACCGTCTTAGCCGTAGTCAAAAAGACACGCTTTACTTGATAGAGGATATTTTCATAAAGAATAATATAGCCTTCCTGAGCCTACAGGAGAATTTTGACACCTCTACACCTTTTGGTAAGGCTATGATTGGGCTCTTGAGCGTCTTTGCTCAGCTAGAAAGGGAGCAAATCAAGGAACGCATGCAACTTGGGAAAATAGGACGTGCCAAGGCTGGAAAATCCATGATGTGGGCTAGGACGTCTTATGGATACGACTACCACAGAGAGACAGGAACTATCACTATCAATCCAGCTCAGGCTTTGGCCATTAAGTTTATCTTTGAAAGTTACATAAGAGGGAGATCCATTACTAAGCTGAGAGATGATCTGAATGAGAAATACCCAAAACATGTGCCTTGGAGTTATCGGGCGGTCAGGGCCATACTAGATAACCCTGTCTATTGTGGTTTCAATCAGTTCAAAGGAGAGATTTATCCAGGTAATCATGAGCCAATAATTACAGAGGAAGTTTATAACAAGACAAAGGAAGAACTGAAGATCAGACAAAGGAATGCACTTGAAAATTCTAACCCTCGGCCATTCCAAGCTAAATACATTCTATCTGGTATCGCCCAATGTGGATATTGTGGCGCACCTTTAAAAATTTTAATGGGAGTGGTGAGGAAAGACGGCACTAGGTTCATCAGGTACGAATGCCATCAGAGACACCCTAGGAAAACTAAGGGCGTGACTGTATACAACAATAATGAAAAATGTGACTCAGGATTTTACGAAAAAGATGACATAGAAAACTATGTACTGACAGAAATCAGCAAGCTACAAGATGACGCTGGTTATTTGGACAAAATATTTTCAGATGACAATGCCGAAACCCTAGACCGTGAGAGCTACAAGAAACAAATAGAGGAGCTGTCAAAGAAACTCAGTAGACTAAATGACCTCTACATAGATGATCGCATTACTCTTGAAGAATTACAGGACAAGTCAGCTGAATTTATAAGCATGAGGGCGACTCTTGAGACTGAACTAGAAAACGATCCAGCTCTCGGAAAAGACAAAAGAAAGGCTGATATGAGGGAGCTGCTAAACGCTGAAAAAGTATTTTCAATGGACTATGAGAGTCAGAAGGTACTTGTTAGAGGTATTATAAACAAGGTCCAGGTAACAGCTGATAAAATTGTTATCAAGTGGAAAGTATAA